CTTCTCCCGCTTGTTTTTGCAGCCACAGGCCACCGGTCAGCCCTCCAGAAGCTCGGCCAACTCGGCACGCACCGGGGCGGCCCGGTCGGCACGGTCGGACTCCAGCGCGGCGGCCAGCTCGGCGCGCCGGGCCTGGCGCTCCTCCTCGGCGGCCCGCTCGGCGCGCAACTGAGCAGCCACCTCGGCGCTGATCTGGGCGAACAGCTCCCGGCGCGGCTCACCATCCGGGGACGGCCCGAGCGCGGCCGTGAGCGCCACCTGGCGCCCATTGCGGGAGTGCGTGGCCACCGGGAACCCGGGCTCGGAGTGGAGCCGGGGGCCAGGCGACAGGGCCAGCAACTCCACCAGGCTCAGCCCGTCCGAGGTTTCCCGCCAGTCCCCGGAGACCTTCCGGCGCGACAGGACCCGCTTGGTCTTCTCGTCCAGGTCCGGCGCCACCGTTCCGGAGATCCAGATCCCGTGATCGTCTTCCCCGGCCCGCACGTACGCAGCCACGGTCTTCCCGTCATAAGCGCCCATGGTGGCCGAGGCGGTCAAGCTCAGGCCCGGGTGGCGCCCCCCGGCGGTCAGCCGGCCGGCCCAGACGGTCCCCTCCGAGGTGTCCACCGGGAACCGGTGGAACCAGGAGTACTCCCCATCCCCGCGCGGGTTCTTCGGGGCGGTAATGCACACGTCCGAGAACCCAGCGTGACAGGTCCCCCACGTGGCGATGTGACCGAAGATCCGGCCGGTCTCCCAGTCCACGGTCACCGGGGTGGGACCCTCCAGCCCGGGGGAGTCGAAGGCGGTCGGTTCCGGCAGCGCCATCGAGGCCACCAGCGCGGCCCGTTGTTCCAGGGTGATCCGGGGGGTGGTCTCGGTAGGCTCGGGCTCGGTTCCGGTCTCAGCGGCCAGCTTGGCGGCGGCCCGGGTGGCGAACTCGTCCTCATCCGGGTCCAGCAAGGTCAACGGCCGGACGGTCTCCACGTACGCGGGGATGCTCACCAGCGTGGCGGCCCGGACTCGGCCCTCGGTGATCAGAAGCTCCACCTTCAGGTCCGGGTCGTCCCAGTCCTCGGGCTCCAGCTCGGCATCCGAGCCCTCTCGTACGGGGATGCCCTCAAACTCGTCCAGGTCCACGCTGGGACCCAGGACCCCCTCACCGATCAGCTTCATGGCCTCGGCCACGTCTTCGGCCAGGCGCGGCATTTCCTCCCGGTCCACGTCATCGAAGAACTCCCCCTCGACCCAGATGGCCTCATTGGTGATCTCCACCGCGTGAACCGCCCCGATGGTTACCGCGCCATAGTGGCCGATGTCCCGCTCCCTGACCCACTCGAACGGGAACGGGGTGGGGGCGGCGGTGATCGAACCGGGAGCGAACCGGCGCCCGTCCCCGGTGCTCACGCCGATCGGGGCGAGCATCGCCCGGAACCTGGTACCCATGATCGCTAACCTCCTTGGTCAGTCCAGACTACGCCCCGCCGAGAAACTGGCGGTTGCTCATGTCGGTGGTCTCTCCCGGCTCAACCAGGAGCATCGTGCATCGGCAATTTCGGGTTACAATGGTCTCTGAGATGTACCATCCCTGACCAGTGTCAAGGTTGTACACATGACCTATAAACGAGTGTCGATCAATCTTGACGATCTTGCTCGGCGCTACCACGCGGGGGAAAGTGTCCTGGCCATGGCGCGAGCCTTCAATGTCAGTCGTCAAGTCATCACGCGCCGACTCAATGAGCTGAATCTTCCTATCCGCTCCGCCAGCGAAGCCAACTGGCTCCGAGCGGAGCGCGCCACTCCTGAACAACGACGTGCCACTGCCCTGGCTGCCAACGCTGCCCGTCGCCGGAAGTCGATCGGCTTCAGCCCACGCCAAGCCTTGCGAGACAGTGCCTCGGTCAACACCGCCAAGACTCATTCTTGCCGTACGGGCAAGGGAGAGCCCGAACTGGCGAACCTCCTCATCGCTCGCGGGCTCCCCGTGAAACGCCAGTTCCCCGTATACGGGTACAACCTTGATATCGCCACGTGGCCGGTCGCCGTGGAGGTCTGGTGGGGAGAGGGGTACCCGTTGCGACATGGACATCAGGCACGCCGAACGGTAGAACTCGCTGATCTTGGCTGGTGGGTGATCTATATCTGGTTGTCCCGCAAGCTCCCTACCGAGGCTGATGCGAACGCAGTAGTCACCTTCCACGAGGTGGCCAGCCGGTACCCATTTCCCATCCGCCCGCAATATCGGGTGGTTCGGGGTGATGGTGAGCTGGTCACCTCTGGCCAAGCTGATCGTCACCATCTGGCCCTCGTACCAGCGCCGCATCACCGCACGCAGTGAAGGGACCTGAACCAACGTATCCCCGGGGACACACTGGATCACCTCCTGGGCCGGCCCGTTTGGGTCCCCCGGGAACTCCAGCTCGAACCCGCCCACCTCGAACGGTTCGGCCACCGGGACCCGCTGGCCATCGGCGGCCCGGTGGCTGTCCCGGGTCCGGGAGTCGGTGGTGGCCAGCCAGACCTTCTCCATCGGGTTCCCGGTCTGCTCAGCCACGGCCCGGAAGGCATCGAAGCGCCCGGCGTTCAGCGCGCCGATCGCCTCGGAACGCGCCACCACGGTGGCGCGGTTGGGCCATCGTTCGCTGGCTGTGGTTGACAGAACGTTGTCAACCCGTTCCGCTATCTCGGGGATACCCTCCCCGAGGTTCACCCCCTGGGCAACCTGTCCGGCTACCAGGTCATAGACCTCATCGGGGATGCGAACCATCCGATTGGTCACCTCGGCCAGGTAGGCCGAGGAGAACGCGCGCTGTTCCCACGGGAACTCCCGGCCAAGGAGCACTTCGTACGCCGAACCCATCGCGGGCCGGACCGCGCCCCGGACCACCTGGTCAACAGCGGCGGCCCAGGCGGGGGTCCGAGCCCAGATCACCTCCAGGTCCGGGCGCTGGCCCCGAAGCACGCGGCGGCCGGTCTCCACCAGCCACCTGGACAGGGCAGCCCAGAACGCGCGCCGGATCGAGCGCTCAGCGGCCCCGGCGTTGATCCTGGCGTCCAGCCGGGCCGGGAGCCACGGGTCCCGACCATCCCCATCCCAGACCGGTTGAGTCATGCTGGCACCCCTACCGGCTCGGGTTCCAGGCCTTGGCCACGGTTGGCGATGGACAGCGCGGCGTACAACAGGTCATCGTGGTGGGCCATCCCCCGGGTCAACAGCTCGAACACGTACCCACGCAGCAACCGGCCGAGGTCTTCAGCGTCCACCCCCAGGTCTCGGGCCACCTCGGGGAGGTGGTCCCAGGCCCCGATAGTGACCTTCACGGCCTTGTCCGGGGTGACCGGACCCACCCGGACGTGAAGCTCATGGCGGGGGACCTCGGCCCACCGGCCCCGGCGCTCGGCCGGAGTGGTCAGCCGGCCCCCGGCCAGCTCCAGCGCCCGAAGGACGATCAGTTTCGAGGCGGCATTGAACACGTGGGCCGGGTCCGGGGGCGGGGTGGGCCGGGCGGTCATGGCGATCTCGGCTATCCGGTCGTTCAGGCGTGCCTCGATGGCACGCGCGGCCCGGTTGCCGAGCGCGGCCGTGATGGCGCGCGCCGAACCCGGGTCCGGGTCATCCTCGGACGGGCCATCGTCCAGGTTGTCCGGCGGGCCATCGGCGGGTTCATCGTCGTCATCAGGGGCCGGATTCAGGGCCGGCGCGGCCCCGGTGGCGGCCACCCGGCCGATCACTGGGAACCCAAGGAGACCCTGGATCGCGGGATCAGCCAGAAGCTCGGGCCGGGACTGGACCAGCTTGAGCGCCAGCATCTTAACCCGCTCCTGGGTGGTCGGCATCTGGGCCGGGTCGAAGGCCCCCGCCTTCACGGCCTCCTCATCCGACAACAGGAGCCGATCGTGGAGCTGAAGCGCTTCATCCATCCGGTTGGGCCGGGCGGCCAACGGGGAGGTGTCGAAGGCGAAGGCGTAGCGCTCCGGGCTGGTGATCCCCATCCGCTCCAGGGCCGGCCGGAGGAAGCTCCGGGTCAGCGCATCGGCGATGTAGCCCAGGTAGGACTTGATCCGCTTGATGCCCTCCTCGGAGATGGCCCAAGCGGTGTTACCGGTGAAGAACACTTTCCCGTTACGCCGGGCCAAGAAGGACTGTCCCACAGGAACTTTAGGGCAGAAGATCACGCCCGTGTAACTAACATGTTCGATGTGTGCCCCTGGGCGGGGCGCGAAACGTGTACTCGGCCCCCAGGAGAGCCACGCGACCGGTAGGTTCCCCCACCCGGTCTGTTGGTTCCGGCGGCCCCGCGACACTCGGTGGCCCAGCAAGATCGCTGCATGCTCGAACGCGTCCAGACGAGACTCGTCTACAGAGAACAGGGTGCGCCGGTTCCCGTTAGCGCGCAGTGCGGTTTCCAACAAGAGGTGAAGCTGGGCCTGTGTCAGTAGGCTCACCGTGTCGCGAGATAGAAACCACCGGGTGCCGATTCGTACACCATAGGCGTCCATAGCCGCAGTGGCTGTCTTCGACAGCATCCACTCGTTGACCCCGGCTGAGTGATCGGTGTAGTGCGCGTGATCCACGTCCCGGACGGCAGCTTGAATCGAAGGGAAGTTCTCGGCGTTCCGTTGCCGGATGCGAAGCTGGTACCCCCTGTTCGGAGGGGTCAAGTCAGCGTCAGTGGCGCACCAGGCCAGAAGCTGAACGAACGCGTCACTGAACTTGGGTTCGGCAGGAAGGTCCTGGTAGGTCGCCCCCAGTAGCATCGACCTACGGCGCCGGGACTGCCCACCATGATCCGGGTTGTCCAGAAAGTCTTCAGTACGGGCCCATTCCAGCCTCCCATCTCGTTCCACCGGCCACCGGTGGTCAGGGGTGGTCAGCGAAGAGTGAAGCTGACTTTCCAGGGAGATCATGGGTCGGTCCACCACATGCTCGACACGGGCGCCGCTGATTGCCTGGAAACAAGAGGTCCCGGATTCGATATCCAGCGCCAGGACCTCTACCCCCGCTTCAAGGCCCTGATACGTGATCCACCCGTCACGGGTGTAGATCTCGGTGGCCTCGTCGCAAGGCCAGTGGTTGGCCGTGGCCATCCCGATCAGGATCTCATTCGGGATCTCGAAGGCCGAGGCCACGCGCCCGATCGCCTTCTCCTTCATCGGGCTGATCTCGCTGGACAGCTCGGACCAAAACGTAATGGGCCGGATCTTGTCCAGGTGTTCGATCATCTGGTCCGGGATGGTGGCCATCATCGGGACCACCGAGCTGGCCTGGCCCTGGCTGCGCATCGAGGTTGCGGCGGCCCGCTGAAGGTAGGCCATGAACCCAGCCAGACCCTCCGGATCATCCTCACCCCGGGGGAAGTCGATCCCCTCGGGCAGGAACCACACCCCGGCGCCGGTCAGCCGGGAGTCCAGCTCGGCAAACTCCCGCTTGGTCAGAAGCTCGATCTCCCGAAGCGGCACGATGGCGGCCCGGGTGGGAGAGTCGGCCTGGTCCACGTCATTGGGGTGGGGGCGCCAGCACCGGGCCAGGATGTCCGTCCCGTCCCGTAGCTTCAGCTCATCGCCTCCCCGGGTCTTGGGCCGGCGCACGATCACGTCATTACCCTGGCGCTTGAAGGCGGCCCCGGTGACCACGAACCAGGAGCCCTCGGCATCCTCGGGAGACTCAGCGGCCCCCTCCCCCACGATCCAGCACTCGCCACCCACGGCCAGGTCCACCCCGGCAAGCCGGAGGTTGTCATCCCGGTGGGTTCCGGTGCCCAGGGGGACAGCGGCCAGACGCGCGATGCGCGAATCGGCGACCTCCCCGGTCTCCTCCCCGGTCTCGGCCACCTCGGTGACGAACAGCCGGGCCTGAGCCACGCTGTCCCCGATCCAGTTGGACAGGAACCGGTGCTCGGGAACGATGTCGTACAGGCGCCAGGCTTCGATCTGCCAGTCCCGGTTCCCGAACTTCCAGGTCTTCCAGGAGCTGGCCTGGTCCAGGGGGACCACGGCGGTGGCGCTGGACAGGGAGCGGCGGCGGCGGCCCTCATCGAGTCGGGGGCGCTTCAGGGCCACGGGCTTACCTCCCCATGTTCGAGATCATCCCGGCCACCTGAGCGAACGCGAGCGCCAG